CAGCGCCGGCAGCGTCGATCCGGCTGCGGAGAACTACTACCGCATCGCCAGCGTCAGCAACGTCAACAACGCGCTTGCGAACAAGGGAAACGCCCGCCTGATCGCCGCCGCGCCGGAGTTGCTGGAGGCGCTGGCTGCGCTCATGAAAGGCAGCGAGTACAGCGGAGACGGGCGATGGGGGCGGATCGTCATGCCGAGCGACGCCGCAATGACTGCCGCCCGCGCCGCCATCGCCAAGGCAACCGGAGCCAGCCATGGCTAATCGCGAACTCAACGCCCTTCGCTGGGTAATCGAGCAGGACGCTGCATTCGCCCAAAGCCTGCACGACGCGGCAATGGGCGTGGAGCCCGGCGCGGCCATCACCGACGCGGAGCGGGTCGCCTACGTCTGCAAGACATTCGGCGTTGACCTGCAGCGACTGGATGCCTCGATTCAGGCCGACCGGGCGATGCGCTGCGGCGCAAGGGAGGCGGCATGAGCGACTTCCCCGAAACGCCCGCGATTCTTCTGATCGGCGCCTTCGCGCTGCTCATCGTCTTCTTCGGAGGCTGACCATGAACCGCAAGCCATTCAGCGAATGCCCGGCCGCGTACCAATTCGCGCCGCGCACGGACGCCAGCAGCGTCGACGCGGCATACGCGATCGAACGCTTCGACGCGCCGAGGCGCGGCGCCGGTGCGCTCTTGGCCTACGCGGCCGCAATCGTGCTGACCTGCGCGGCCAGCGCCTTCATCGTCTTCTGATGGGGGCCCGTCATGCATGCAGTTATGGACGAAACCACGCTGGCCGCAATCGTGGCAGCGCACCGCAGCGGCTTCCTCGCCTCTCCGCCTCCGGCTGAAGCGTCGAGCCACCTCCTCGAAGACCCGGAGCCGCAGCCGAAGCGCACGCCGCGCCGAGTGATCGAGTTCCGGCTGCTGCTGGCAATCGTCCTGGCCGGCTTTTTCGGGCCGTTGCTCTTGATGCACATCGCCGCATCGATTTTGGCCCGCTGACACGAAAGGAACCCCATGCAACGCGCCATTCTGGCTGCCGTCGTCTGCGCCGCACTCGTTGGCTGCACCGCTGAATCGGATGCGCGCCGCGCACTGGAAGGTGCCGGCTACACCGACATCGTGCTGACCGGCTACGGCTGGTTTGAGTGCGGCCGTGACGACACCTTCGCCACAGCGTTCACGGCCACCGGCCCGACCGGCAAGCGCGTGAGCGGGACCGTCTGCGCCGGGCTCTTGCTCAAGGGCCAGACCATCCGCACGAACTGAAAGGACCCCTAAATGCAAGACCACCGCCTAGGCTGCGCCTGGCTTCTCGAAGCCCTCGCCTTCAACCTCCCGCCGGAGCCGCAGCGCCCGCGCATGGTGACGCCGCAGCGCGCTCCGATGCCGCCGATCGTGCGCGATCCGGCGAACTTCGACAGGGCCAAGACCGCATCGCTGCCGACGCCGGCAAGCGCACCGAAGCGCCCGGCAGACGCGGCCTACTCCACCGAGCACTACGCGCAGACGTTCGTGCGGCCGGTGGACGCTGAGAAGCCGGCTGAAGTGGAAACGGTTTCCACGAATGGCGAGTGGAACTACGCGGCGCCGCCTTGCGCGGGCTGGTACGAGGTGCGGACCTGCCGCTACCCTCAGCGGTGGGTTGCGCACTACAACGGCAGCGACTGGAGCAACGACAGTCCGATCGGCTGCGAGATGGGGCGTAAGGAGCGCGCCATGAAAAAGCGCGGCTTCAGTGCCGATGCTTGGCGCGGCCCTCGTCTGACTGGCGAAGCGTGGCCGGAGCCGGCGGCAGACGAGCGCACGCCGACCGACGAAGAACTCGACGAGACGCAGTTTGCCGCATGGCAACGCGACCGCGCCGCATGGAACGCAGTTTGGGATGCGACGCTCGGCACGGATACGCCGTTGTTCGACGCAACGCCGGAGCGCAAGCGCGCCTTCCTCTGCGCGATGAAGCGCATCAGTGCCTGACCGAATGCGGGCGGCAACTCGAATCCCCCTAGCGGGGGCCGAGGCTGTGGAAAGCGCCGCCCGCGCCTTGCAATCTGAGGAACGAATGAACGCTGTTGTCGAACTCCAGCCGCGCGCAGTCGCGGCCGACACCGGGCGCATGAGCGTCCCGGATGTGATCCGCCACGTTCACGCCGTGCAGGAAGTGATGCAGGCTGTGATGAAGGAAGGCGTGCACTACGGGATGGTCCCTGGCACGGACAAGCCGATGCTCTACAAGCAGGGCGCCGAGAAGCTGTGCCTCGCCTTCAAGATCGGCGACGAGTACCGCATCGAAGACCTGAGCACGGCCGAAGTCTCGCGCTACCGCATTACCTGCGTCGGCATTCACCAGCCGACCGGGACCGTGCTGGGCCAAGGCGTCGGCGAGTGCTCCAGCGCCGAGGAAAAGTACAAGTGGCGCAAGGCCGTGTGCAAAGAAGAATTCGAGGCCGCGCCGGTAGACATGCGCCGCCGCAAGTTCGGTCGCAAGGCCGGCGGCCACTACACCGTCGACCAGATTCGCGTCGAGTCTGCCGACGTGGCGAATACGGTTCTCAAGATGGCGGCCAAGCGCGCCAAGGTGGCGATGACGCTGAACGTCACGGCGGCCGGTGACATCTTTGGTCAAGACCTCGAAGAGCTTGACGCCCTGCTGCGCGAACACCTGTCCGGCGAAGAGCAGGCGACGCAACTGCAGATGACGCGCGACGAGTGGGTCGGCAAGGCTGCGGAGGCCGCGACGACGGAGGCGCTGGCGAAGGTGATGCGCGAAGGGGTCAAGGTCTTCCAGGCGGCCCGGGACCGCGACGGCTACCAGCAGTTCGCGGCGGCCGTGCAGAAGCGCGGCGCGGCGCTGAAGGGAGCCGGCAATGCATGACCTGCTCTTCCGATGCTCATCAGTGGGCCGCCTCATGGGCACGCCCAAGACCAAGGGCGAAGCCCTGACGGACACAGCCAAGTCCTACGTCCGCGAGCTGGCCTCACAAGCGATCTTCGGGGTCGATTTCGAGGTGTCGTCGAAGTCCATGGACAAGGGAATCCAGTGCGAGCAGGACAGCATCGACCTGTTCAACCTCGTCACCGGGCGGTCGCTGTCGAAAAACACGGTTCGGCTGTCGGATGATTACCTGACCGGCGAATGCGATCTGCTGGACGGCGAGGAAGTCGTCGACATCAAGACGGCCTGGTCAGTGGCAACGTTTCCACTGTCGGCAGAGGACGTTACGAAGCCGCAGCGCGACCTGTACGAATACCAGTTGCGTGCGTACATGCGCCTTTGGAACAAGCCGCGCGCAAGCATCGCCTACTGCCTCGTTGACACGCCAGAGAACCTGATCGGGTTCGAGCCGATCCAACTCCACGTTGTAGGGCACATCCCGCCGCACCTTCGGGTGACGCGGTGGAGCTTCGACCGCGACATGGGAATCGAGGCGCAGATGGTCGAGAAGATCAAGGCGGCGCGAGCGTACTACTACCAAGTCATTGCGGAGTTCGACGCGACGCATCGAGAACTCGCCGAGGCCGTTGCATGACCTTCGGCCGCCTGTCCATCATCCTCTCCGTTGTCTTCCTCGTGGCAATCGTCGGACCTCTGGTGTACGAAATGATCCGGTGGGAGATGTATAGGGTTTCTCATGGGTGTGAGGAAGTCTGGCTCATCGGAATAACGTGTGGAAGTGTTCATGATGAAGCATAATTCTGAAACGGAAACTCGTGTGGAAATGATGAATGAGCTGGCTCTATTCGCGGGCGCTGGTGGCGGCATACTCGGCGGCAAGCTCCTCGGCTGGCGCACCGTCTGCGCTGTTGAGTGGGAGCCCTACGCAGCAAGCGTTCTTGCCGCCCGACAGAACGACGGCGTTCTCGCGCCCTTCCCGATTTGGGATGACGTTCAGACCTTTGACGGAAGACCTTGGAGAGGCGCTGTTGACGTGGTTTCTGGCGGGTTTCCCTGCCAGGACATCAGCTCCGCAGGCAAGGGCGCCGGTATCGACGGGGAGCGGTCGGGCATGTGGCGACACATGGCGCGGGTCATTGGCGAGGTTCGACCCCAGTACGTCTTCGTGGAGAACAGCCCAATGCTCCTTACTAGAGGACTCGAACGAGTCCTCGGTGACTTGGCCGCGCTCGGGTATGACTGCCGGTGGACAGTGCTGGGAGCTCACGAAGTTGGCGCCCCTCACAAGCGTGACCGCCTCTGGCTTCTGGCCCACACCGAACGCTGGGGACTCCAAGCAGACGGGCAATGTGGCGAACTGGGAGCGGCGGCAGGCCGAGAAGGCGGCGCAGGGCATCAATCTGCAGCAGTCGTTGGCCGTGGCCGTTCGTCGCTGGCCAACGCCGCTGGCGCGGGATGCGCACAACCGAAGTGGCCAGGCCAAGCGGTACTTGGAGCAGGGTCGGGTCAACTTGCAGGACCGCATGGCGGCCGATGGTGTGACTGGCTCACTGAACCCGACGTGGGTCGAGTGGCTGATGGGGTGGCCGCTCGGCTGGACCGACTTAGAGCCGTGGGAAATGGCCAGGTCCCCCAGTGCGCCGCCGCCGCCTGGAACCTCCTCTCCGGAGCCCGCCCATGAAAATCCTGATTTCCACACGACAATCCGAGGATGAACGACATCCTCGACCTGCCTGGGTGGACGGTGCTGGCCAAGCGACTGGACG